GCCGACGGTGATTTGGCTAGAAATGCATTTGCAGATCCAAAACTCTAAGCAAGCTCGACCTGCTTCAGCGAAATGCAAGTTGTGCTTGTAGCTGAAGTCCATACCGAACAGGTCTATGTGACCGACCTCGTTCCAAAGCGCAAACGCCAACGCATACGCTGTCGTGTTATTCATATAGGCACAGCGTTGGTCTTTGATGACTTCTTCGAGCGGATACTCGACCAGTGCAGGCACCCGCTCGTCTAACTCACAGGTATAAATGGGTTTTGTGTATTTTGGTAACACTCGACGCATGACCTCGGTCTGATTACCTGCGTCCTCTGTATCGAGGAACCGACTGACCGGATCTAGCATAAACACCCGGTCCAGATCGAAGACCGACAAAGCGGAGTTTATGCCCCAGACTTCATCCCACTGTTTGCTATTTTCAACGCCAATGACGTAATCAATCTGGGAAGCACCCAGGCCGATTATCGCTATTTTTTTACCTTTCAGCTCTGCATTTTTTTCCATCAAGTCACACCAGTACGCAAAAGATCGTATCGATACTCGTCTCTGGTTCCACGGCCTTCGCTCAGATTCTTCATCCGAGCGATGCCCTCTTTGAAACGAGCCTCGAAATTAGCAATCACGTCAGGTGCTTCTTTCAAGAAAATAGCGGCTTCGACTAGCGTGCCATACAGCAGAGGGTCAGGGTGCTCAGTGCTCAACAAGGTTGTGCCTGAGTCTGCGCCTGCTGTAAGCGAAGTCGGTTTCGCCAGATAATGCAGTTCGACCGTGTATCCGCTGTCAGGTATCGGACTCAGCTCAAATGCTGAGTCGTCAAACTGCGAATAGTATTTGGGAAACGCGGTCGTAGTCGTGGTCGGGCTGTACTGCTTGATGAATGAGGGGTGTTTGAAATCAAGGTAATGGTACTTGTTGTTTCCGTCGATTACGGCCAGGGAAAAAGGCGCAAAAAAATCAGTCGGCGTTGCCAAGAACCTATTGTTGTTGCTCACCGTGCCCTGCACATTTTTCCTCTGCTCTGGGAGCTGCACCATCTTGAAGATGCGGTCCTCAGATTCAGTGATGAACGTGTCCAGGTTGTTGTTGAACGTGGTCTCATTGACCTGCAAGTAGTCTTGCACCGTCGATTTCAGAGTCGCTAGAGTGAAGCTCATGACGTGGTTACCTCCACAGACCCAACGTTAGCACTAATTGCAAACGTTTGCAAAGTTGTGCCTAATTTTCCATCACCCACGTTTGTATAGACGGCGAAAACAGTGCCGTCCTCACCGTCACTCGACGGATCAGGGCGAGCCTCTTTCAACGCCTGTGGATCAATCGGCGTAGGTTTTTTCATCAACTGGGGATGCTTTGGTGACCATTGGTCAGGACCAACAAGCAGACCGTTCCAGGTCTTTTTCATGTCTTTCAAGCGGTAACGAAACCCTGTGATGTCACAGATGCCGTAAGCACGCTTGTTGCTTGCAAAAGCCATCGTTATGCGATGTTGTAGTTGCGTAGATCAGGCGCGACTCTGAAGCTCGCACGCTCTTCGTCCTGGGACAGCGCACGGGTGAACTCTTCCTCGTACATCGCTTTCAGCATCTGCACCTTTTCGGGAGCACGCTTCAAGGCCAAGTAGTAAGCCAATCCAGCCGCGAGGCACGGGAAAAACCTAAACGGCACCTCAAGCGTGTTTGCACCCACATCTGCATCATCCATACGGCTGAGCACGTTCAAATGCAGCACATACTGGCTGTTCTTGTCAGGTGCTGGCCAAACTGTGACAGACGGCGACAGTTTCTTCTGGACCAGGAACTGGTTGGGCTTGCCAGTGGTGCTTTTTGTGGAAACGTGAGCGTATTCGGCTCGCGACATACGGCTGAGCGGTATGTCGGTGACCTGACCGCCCAAAGTCTCTCGAACAAACACGTCGAGCACGTCGATTGTCGCAGTGGGGTTGGTTGAATCAATCGTGTACTCAGTGGTGTCTTTTACCATCGTGATGGTCTTTTGGTTGACCGTCCATTGGTTCAAGCCTCGGTTCGCCCATTCGGCAAGCATGAGGTTGAGGGATCTAGTGGCGCTCTTCAGATCGTAACCCGTGCGAAGCTCCAAGCCACACCGCTCGAAGGCTTCCTCAACGTAGTCGGCTACATCTAGTGTAAAATCTTTACTTCCGCTTGTGGCCATCTTTTTTCTCTGGTGCGTACAAGTTGTCAAAAACTTTATTTACGTCAAGAGTGTAATCCAAATCAGACTTGCTGTAATGGATGTGTTGACTGGGACGAAACTCTGGCGCTCCTTCTCCAACCGTGAACCAGGCAGGGTGGGTCACTCTGACGCGATTGTTTGGGAGCGCAACGATGTTGCCGGTCCAATTACCAGCGTCCAAAAGCTGCATAACATGGCTTTGTTTGTGTTGGGCTGGATCGTCCGCTATTTCGTTCTCTGCGTAATCCACCGTGAACAGATATTTCGCCGGGTACATCTCGCCGTCTATTTTGGCAAGCCAAGGACACGGCGTGGCACGGTCTAAAACGTAAACTGCGTGATTGTGACTGGAGCAGTCCCACGGCTGCGCTGCCCAAACCGGCATAGGATCAGGCCATCCCTCATAGTCAGTGTCTCCTGCCAAAGCAGTGATTGGCATACGCGCCCACATCGCTCCACCATGGACGTTAGGCTCGTCATCCTCGCACTCCGCTCCAGTGAAGATCACTTGAAAACTCAAGCACCGTGTCGGCATCGTCGTCACTGCGATGGCCATGGCGTGTAAAAACTCGCCATGGAACTTTTCATGGTTATGCGTGTACTCGCGTCTTACCCAGCATTTGAAATACGGGATATTGCTTTGTAAATACGCCACTTAACGGCCAAACAAGCCACTGTTCTTACTCGATGGCTTTCTGACCTTCACCGCGCCACCTTTTTTCATGCCACCGGGCTTTTTCTTAATCGTTCCACCCTTGTTCATGCCGCCGGGCTTCTTCTTGATGGTGCCGCCCTTGTTCATGCCACCCGGTTTTTTGATAGTACCGCCTTTGTTCATACCGCCAGGCATTTTCATTTTTTTCTTCATGGTGCCGCCCTTGTTCATGCCACCGGGCTTTTTCATTGCCATGCCTTTTTGCTTCATTTTATGTCCAGCCATGTCGTGCTCCTTCTAGGATCGTGGTACTCGTGTTTGTTTCTGCTTAGATGGCATGATCGCACCGCAACCACGCGCTTGTATAGAGATAGCTCCGCCTCTTGCAGCGAAGGTTTTTACGTTTGTAGGCTTGCCACCTACGCCCTGTTTTTTCGCCCTTTTTCTGGTGACAGCAGACTTGATCTCACTCTTGGTCATCCGAGCAGCGGTGGCTGCTGGAACGCATTTCGGATATTTTCTTTTACGGTCTTTTTCTAGCTTAGATCTGCCACATTTCTCAAAGCCACCACCTTTTTTGGGCGCACCAATGTCAACCCAGTTACCCTTACTGCCTTTTCCGAACCATTCGGTCAAACCGCCTTTTGGTTTAGCCACGGGGCACTCTCGTTTTCTTCTGTTTGCTGGGCAACACGCGACCAAAGCCTCTGGCTTGTATCATCACTGATCCGCCGCCACTCATTTTTTTGGCCATGCTTTTCGCTATGGCAGTGCCGCGAGCACGCTCGTACTTGCTCAAACGACCATCTTTGTTCAGATCGCTTTTGACGGGATCGAGTGTCACCTCGCCACCAGTAGCACCTTTGTATTTCCCGCCCATGCGCTTGTATTCTTGCACCATCCAACCATTTGCATAAGCGGACGGATATACGTCGAATTTTGCTTTGGCCTTGGCTTTTGCCTTGCGGTACAGAGAGGGATTCGCCACGTTGTCAGGGACATCACTCGCAGATCCGCCCTTTTTCAGCTTGATCGCCTCTAGCGTCTTGGCTTGCTTAGCGTGCGTATTGCTGGCCTTTTTCAAAGCCTTCGCCACCTTTTCAATTTTTTGTTTCGCCATTACCTCATTCTCATGTTTGGAAAACGTAAAGACATTGGGTCGAACAGGGTCTGTTGCGGTATGCCAGCAATACCCTCCACTGCTGGTGGAGCGGCTGGCGCTGGTGTGGTTGCAGCGATTTGTGGCGGCGGTGCAACAGCAACTGGTGGAGCCGCTACAGGAGCGGCAGGTCTCGTGCCGCCTCGACCTTGGTAATTTGGGAAAAAACCAGGTTGATCTTGGATGGCACCGCCAGGTACAAAGCCCATCTGGTCCGCCATACCGTCTGACATATTCACACCCGTGCTTCCGCCAGTAAAAGGCTCGCCGCCAGCACCCACACCGGCTGAGACATTTGGGGCAACCGTAGGTGCAGTGGGCATCTGCCCCATAATGTCGTCGGTGATCTGTTTCCGCAAAGCCTCAACGTCAATCTGCTGCGGTATTTGACCCTGCAAAGCCTCGATTTGCTGCGAGATCGGATCAACTGCGGCTTGGATATCAGTGGCTCTCTGTTGCTGTATAGAAGCCGGATCGAGCTGAGCTGCTTGCAGTGCTTGCACTCTCTCTTGCAACCCCTCTCGCTGTCTTTGTCCCGTCTGCAAAGCTTCCTCTACCAAACGGCCTGTCGCTTGGTAATCGCCTCGCAAACTTTCGAGGTCTTCAGCGGTGGCTGCCCCTTGCAAAGCAGCTTCTAAATCTTGCTGTGTCACGCCTGCCGCTTCAAGTGCAGCAATCTGTTGGGCCAGCTCTGCTCGCTCTGTTGTGGCCGTTTGCACAAAATCTTGGCTTTGACTGGTGATGTCGTCAATACGGCTTTGTATTTCGTCCAGCGGCAAAGCGCCGACTTGATCTTTCAACGTGCCAATTTGGTTTTCGAGCTGTGAGACAAGCTGTTCACGCTCGCCACGCAATAACTCCGTTTGCGCTGCGGTTTCGGTCTGAACGGACTCGCCCACTGCGCTCAAGTCGCTGTTGAGCGCGTCAATGCGCTGCTGCAATAGATCCGCTGCGGCCTTTTGATCATCTGAAAGCGTGGCCTGCTGCTCCGCGAGATCGGCTCTGATCTCAGCTTGAATGGTGCCCAAGTCGTCGTTCAAGCCGGATATACGAGTGGTCAGGTCGCCGATTAGCGAACCCTGACGATCTTCCAGATCACCCAGAGCAGTCGTTTGGGCTTCAGCAACCTGTTGTTGCGAAGCGGCCAGCTCCGCCTTCGCCGTATCGATATTCTGTTGTAGTTGGTCAACGACAGCTTGTTGCTGAGCGCGGATGTCCGCACGTTCCTGCAACCCTTGCTCTCGCAAAGCTTCAGACTCTGTAGCGATTGACTCTTTGACTCCTGCTAAGCGGTCCTCTAAGGCTTTGACGACCTCAGATCGCTCAGCGGCTTGTGCCGCCGCTGCTGAAGCTGTTTCTTGTTGCAGCGTTTCACGCAGATTTGCTATAGCCGCTTCTCTCGCGCTTGTTATCCCTTGCTCACTGGCTTGTTGTTGAGCGATAAGGTCTGCAAATCGGCTTTCCAATAAAGCGTCTTGCTCGGCTTTCTGTTCCGCTAACATCTCTCGATATTGTCGCGCTTGGTTTTGTGCAGCGTCGTCTGCAAAATCCAAAGTCCGCAAAGTAGGCGTCGTTGGCGTTGGACCTGCACCTCGATCAAAAACTGGACGATTCAGCAGAAAATCTTGTAGCCCGGCAAAAGGGGATGCTTGACTTGCGTACTCTGCTGCTGCTCTGTCTAGTTCTGATTCAGCCATTTACATCACCAGTTTTTACACGACCAATACGATGCCGCAAAAACGTCTTTTTTCTTTTCTACCGCATCGCAATTGTGGCGAGCGCGAAAAGATTTGCGTCGATCTGGTTGGTCTTTTTTGATTGACATTTTGGGGTCGCCATAACGCACAATTTTGACTTGATCGCCTTTTTTTGCCAACACAGCAAATTTTTTGTTTTTGCCCGGCGTTCGTTTTTGTTGGTTGTAAGCGGGGAACGACTCACCGCGATAAATGAGTCGCCCCGATTTTGTACGTTTCACGTCAGAAGTATCAGCCATAAGACTTGATCAGCTCCAAAATGATCATATATGTGTCGCCGCTTGAGTGGCCGACCGTCGTGAAATCCAGATCGCCCGTCTTACCGCTACCGGCGTTGTTGGGTATGCCAGAAAAGTCACTGTAGTCGTGGTAGCCGTTTGAGTCCTCACTCAATCCGATAGCCAACACGTTGGTGCTCGCATCGAACTCAATCTTGACGGACATCCCCGTACACTGCCACCAAATACGATTGATTTGGACACCAGAGCAGGCAACTCCGCGAGCGTTGCTGTTTAACGCAGACACATCTACCTTTTTTACTGCCGATTCACCTGTGCCGTCGCTGGCGTTGGTGAACTTCAAGACGGCGATTCGCTCGCCGTCCTGAATGGTTTGGCTCGTTACAGCATCAGCCATAATTCACCCCCCTATAGTTCAGTTGAGGCGGTGCGCTCTTTCATCGCAGTAATGTAGTCAACAGTCATGACCTTCGCCGCTGCTGCGCCATTCTGAATGCCAAAGCTCACAGTCAGCTCTTCGTCGTCGGGCGCGTTGGTCGAAACGACAGTGCCAACCTCTGCGTTATTTTGGAAGACGTGGAACAACTGGTCTTTTGGATCGAACACGAATCCCACAGTCATGAACGTGTCATCAGCCATGACCGTTGGCAGGTTCAGCGTTGACTGAGTGCCGTCTTTTTCAACGATAAACTGTAGTGTGGTGCTGCCATCTGTCAGCAAGAAAAATATGCCGTCACTGACATCTAGTGGTGAGGTGTCGGTTATTTGCAAACCGATTACTACATCGCTTGCATCCGCGTCTGAGGTCTTAAACCTGGCGTTGAAAGCGAGTTGCTTGCCAGACTCAAACTTGAAGCCCTCTTTGACCAGTTGCAGGAAATCGTTATCGTTATCGGCATCGTCGTTAGTGATGACTAGAAGGCCACCATCTCCGTCACCAAGTGCCTCAGAAGCGTTACCTGATCCACCCTCTGTGGTCGTAATCGTCCAGTCGCTTGCTAAGTAAGTGTCGAAATCGTTGTGGTAAACGTGATATTTCGCTGGAGCAGGCATCTTTAGTTTGCCTAGCGTGCTGCTGCCAGAGACGTTGGTCACTCCACTAGTAAAATGAGTTGTCATAACAGTTCTCCTTTTTGAACCAGTAATCAGACCATCTGATTACCATTTGACCCTTCGAGTTTAGGTTAATCGCAGGCACAAAAAAAGGGGGGCACGGCCCCCCTTTTTGAACGATGGTATTACGCCCCTTGCGAGCCGTAAATGCCCCTCCAATCGGAAAAGCCGAATGAATATCGTTCTCGCGCCTTATACCTAATGTTACCTGTTGTAAAGTCAGGCTCCATGCTGGTCTCCATCGGCGTGCGTTGGAACATCTTGAGACCTTCACCAGCGTCAGTGACAGTCGTCAAAATGAAGTACGCATCAGGGTCAGTCAAATAGTGATTGACCGTGTAGCCGCCGGGCAGTACGCCAGTGTTGCGGATTGCGTTGATGTCGTTGTCAGCAGTACCAGAACGCAAAGTCGAGTTCAGGATACGGTCAGCAACAAATACCAACTGAGGCGGTACAACCAGCTTGGTTGCTTGTACCGAAATGGTCAGACCCTTGTCGTCGGTGAACGTGCTGATGTCAATCAGCGCGTCTTCCAAAGACGTTTCATTCAGGTCAGCCATCGTGGTTGCGCGGTTAGCCGCTGTGCCACCACCTGCAAGCGGGTGTGCTGTATTGATCAACGATACACCGTCACCGCCAGTGAACGAGCTGCTGAAAGCGTTGTTCAGCACGTCTGCGCCTTTCACCTCTTTGGTGTTGGCCATAGATCGAGCTAACGCCTTTACATACCGCTTACCTAAACTGTCGTAGAGATTGTCCTCGACTGCTTCGTCGGTGAGCGCGAATGCTAACGCAATTGTATCGTGGGTATAGCGAGCAGAAAATGACTCTGAAGCGTTGTCAAAGACTACGCCTTGTCCCTCTGTTTTTACAGGGGCACTACCAAAGCCCGTAATCAGCACCTCTTCCTCGAAGGCGCGTTGAGAATCCTCTAATGCAAACAGTTCCTCATACTCGCGGTCGTAAGAATCGTAACTCATTCCGAACAATGCGTTTAAGCCGGGTTCCAATTCTTTCGCTAATTGTGCGCGTGAAATTGCCATTACCTAGCCTCCTTATGCCAAGCCAGCGCCTTTGACACCCATGATATGGTTCTGAATCACAACCATTACATTGGTGTTGGCACTTGCAACGTCTGAGTTATCGGGATCTTGGCTGATATCAATAGCCTTGAGAGGTAACGTAGTGGTGGTCGCACCAGTGGTCACGTCAAGTTCTACATTCGATCTGCCAGAAGCGGTATCGCCCGTAGTGGACTGGTCAACGATGTCGAAATTCCCGAACAAATCTGCTACCGGGAACGTATCGTCGGCCTGTACCTCAAAAACTACGTCAGGGTCATCAATCACAAAAGCGATGATGTCTGCGGCGGCGATTGAGCCGGGATAATAATTTTTAAATACTTGCTCACCCGTAGTCGGGTCAGTGTATTGAACTCCATTGAACACCCCAATTACTGGGACAGTCGATGAGGCAGCAGCTCGTCCTACAACACCAGCAGTCAACTGCTTCACCAAGTCACCTTGGAAAATTGCACCTGACTGATTGTTGGCGATACGATAACGAGATTGACCACCAGAATATGGAGCGCCACCCATCATACGGGAGGGCTTCAAACCGAAAGCGGCATCTTTGTTAGCCATTTACTTTCTCCTAGTTTTTGCCAAAAGTTACACGGCTGTCCCTTTGCGGATCGTACTTAACGTAACGGCTATCACCACGAGCTTCGTTGAACACTGTGTTGTCCAGCGCCTCTTTGGCTTGTTGAGTTTTATCGGAGTAGTACTCGTTACGCTCTTCAACTGTTTCGTTAGGTATCTTCGCAAGCAACAAACCTTCGTTATAGACAACTCCTGCGTGCCTGCCGTCCCTATCCATTGTGGGGACAGTGTCCTGCCATTCAGGCGGTAGATCGGTCGCTCTGACAAGCTCCCAACCTTCTCGAACACGACGGCTGACATTTGCTCTGTCTTCCGTCCCAAGCATCGACTCGCGTATCCACCGATAGGTATATCCTGGCGGTGGGGGTGGCGTGTCGAGCTTACGCACAGGTTGCCATGGTCGTCGCCGAGCTTCTTTATCGTGCGCTCCGGCCTCACGCGATGAACGGGGGTTTTGTTTACTTTCAGCCATTATGTCGAACTCCTGTTTGCAACTTTTTGCTTCTCTTTCGCCACCACTTGGAGCCAACGCTCCTCTGTCATGTTATGCGGCTTCAGACCTCGGAGTCTCTCTAGTTCGCCTTTAGTGAACTTAACACCGTCCTGACTGCCTCGTGTTTGTTGTCGGCCACCTCCGGTGGTACTAGCAACTCTTTGCACGGCGGGTTGCTTAGTGTTTTGTTCGACGGTCTCTGTACTGGCTTCCTCGCCACTACTAAGATTAGGGTAAACCTTGCGGACTCGTGAATCCAGTGCCTGATAATAATCATCAGAATCTGGCTCGTAGCCCTCATTGATCAAGTTGTAATGCGTAAAATATGCAAACTGAGTGGCCTGCAAGTTTTCTTCGTCTGACTGATCTCCATACCACGGGTTTCTGCTATGCCAGTCTTTCGCTTCTGGAGTCGGATCGGGAGCAGCGGCTTGTTGAGGCGCTTCCTCCGGTTGATAGGTTTGGTAGTTTTCTTGACCTTGCGACTGCACAGGCTGCTCTGCGGCTTGACGTGTTTTTGCAACACGCAGTTTTTCTTTTTGGATCGCAATGTCGTTTTTCAACGAGTCTGCTTTGGACATCAAATCAGGATCACCGGCAGCGACTGCTTTCCGATAAATGTCATCAACCTGCGCCTCTTTCGACTTTAGCGCCTCTTCTTCTTTTTCGAGAACCGTATTTTGCTGTTGCTGAGCAATTTGGCGATACTGTTGAAGCTCGCGCTCTTTTTGCATCGCAAGCTGCTCATACTGTTGCGCTCTTTGCTCTGCGGCGCGAGTCGCTGCGTTGAGCTTATTGATACGCTTCGACACACCCTTGGTGTAAGTATCAAGCTCATCATCTGGGGAGGTAGGTGCTGGTTGCGACTCTTCCTCGACCGGGTCATCGGTCACTTCGATTTGTAGTTCAGGTTCTTGTTCCTGATCCTGCGCTGTGTTTTCAATCATAAAAAGCTCACAATGTCATCGGGATCTTTGATGGTGGCGATTACCTCGTCATCGTTGATGAGTCGGATCTCTTCACCGCCTTCGAGTTTCATTCGGCTTCCTGAATACCGGCCAATAAGAACCCACTGTTTTTCAGTGCACCACGGCTCTGGCCCATACTTTTCTTTATCATTGTAACAGAGCGGTCCCATTTTGAGGACGTAGGCTACAACAGTTGCTAAGGCTTCACGGTCTATCGTTTCTTTGGTGAGAGCAATGCCCCCTTTGGATGTCATGCGACCCTTGTAGGGCAGAACCAGCATTCGCCAACCAGAGGGTTCAGGCATCCTGTCCATAATTGTCATATCGATCAAAGTCGGGTCCAAAACTCGATCACTTGTATCGACATAGACACTGCCCAGGTTCGCTTCGGTCATACCTTGTTATCCTTGAAATACTGAGAGACTTCCTGCTCTATCAAGTTTAACGCAGTTAGTTCGCCTTGTAACGATTTGTAATGTTCAATATCTATTAGCAAACCGTCCATCAAAGTGGTTTGAATCAAGCTCCTACGATCTTCGATCACTCGCTTTATTTTGTCAGCGAGATCTATGTCATCCATCAATCACGCTCATGAAAATCAAAACCACGAGTCGCAGCGCCCTGCCCTCTGGCCTTAATCACGCGAACTGGTCCGCCAACGGTGCGTCGCACCAGCTCTGGGCTGGTAGGTATTGTCTTGATAGTTTTGGTCGGCGAATCTACCTTTTCGACCCTGCTCATATCCTTGGTTGTCATTTTTTGGCCCTCTTTGTTGTAGCTTTCTTGGCAGGCGCTTTTTTTACGGCGCTCTTCTTTTTCGGTTTTTCTTCAACCGGCGGCTCTTCGACGGGCGCAGGTTCTGGCTCAACGACCGGCTCAACAGGGGTTTCGCCTGACAAGCGGGACAATTTTTGTGCGATTCTGGCGTCGCTCGCCGCTTTTCTCGCTGCTGTCTCCATTTCTGCGGCCTCGGCTGCGGCTCGCTCGGCAGCACGCTCTAACCGCTTCATCGCTTTGAGATCTTCTTGCAGTTTTATTTTGTAACTCGTTGTCATCGGCTTCCTCCAAATTTGGTTTGCAACTCGGTGAGTTTCAGGTTCGCCTGCTGTTGCAGTCTCTGTAAAGCGAGATCTAGTTTATCGTCGGCGACCTCTTTCGACGTGTTGATTCGCTGCTTCGCGATTTCTGCTTCGAGCAGCTTCTCGCGTCGGCGCGACTCTTGCTTCGCTGCAAATTGATCCTGCTCCGCCGCAAGCTCAGCTCCGCGTAAATCCAATTCTTGCTGTCGTATCTGGACCAAAGGATCTTCTTCATTGCCTTGACCGATTGAAATGAGCAACTCTTGTGTGAGTTGTGCCAGGATCGGCGCAGAAAACTGTTCCACAATCATTTGCAGCTCTTGCATGGCCATCTGCGCCTGGTCTGGCGGGAGTTGGCCGGTTTGCATCGCCTGATTGATCTGCTCCATCTGCTGCGTGACTTCGGGTGGCACCTGCTCTTGTGCGAGCTGCGCTGCTAAGAATTGCAGGTGCTGCATCATGTGCCCAATGATCAGCCCTTGGAGCTGTGGGTTGGTTTTGACAACGTCTGTTAAAAACAATGAGCGGTGTGCGTCGATATGCGCCTGATGGTTCTGTGCCTCGAAAGCCATCGCCGGTTGGCCCATCATAAACCCGTTGTTTTCTAAACCTGCGTCAATCGGCATCGGAGGCGGAGGCTGTTGCGGTGGCTGCAACAACGAATCGATGTCATCGACACCCAAAGCCGCGTACATTCGTCTGTATGCTTCGTAAATACCAGTCGGCCCATGAATCTCTGGGTTCGACTGAACCATCGTCAGCAACTCTTGAGCCATCGTAATACGCTGGCTCTGACTGAATATGTTCGGATCAGACACCGGGATAATATCAACCCGGCCATCAAAGTCTTGACCTTTGATCTCTTGGGGACCGCTACCCGTCTGGTAGGGATAAACCGGCGGTAGAAAGTCTGCGAATACTTTCGCTAATAACTGGAACTCCACTTTCTGACTGTAGTGGAGTCGTTTGTGGATAGCCGACATCACTTTCGTACCGCGCTCTAACAACGCGACAGTGGTGCCCACAGGCATAGCCTGATTCATATCGCCCACGTTCATATCGGCGATAGAAGCGAAACGCTTACCAGACTCCACCAGTAACCCAAGCAGGCTCATGAGCACATTGCTTGGTTCTTTGATTGGCAACGGTATTAGGTTTTCTCTCAGGCTTGCACCCGTCGTATCAATATCGCGGAACTCGCCCGGTTGCAGTGGGTCATCCTCGTCTCGGATTCTCATGCCTCTGGCTTTGAAACCGGCAGGTAGATTCGCGAGCGTTCCGGCATCAATCAATTGTCTGAGGATACTTGTGCTGGCCTTGGCCAAGCCGCCAATCATGTGCGACAAACCCAATCCATAGAAACCCAAGCCGGGCAAAAATTTATACTGAACGAAGTAGTTGACCTTTTGTTTAAGAGGGTCATTCTCAAGGTAATTTCTTCTGATAGACAAAACCTGTTGGCTTGGCTCATCTATCGTCACGATGTACGGCAGCTTCAGCCCAGTTGGCTGGCCGTCTGGACCCACATCCTCATATCCCGGTATATCCAATATGGTATGGACCTCGTAAACGGTCCGGTCTCGATCTTCCGCATAGCCCGGTGACTGACCCTCGATTTCATCGATCTCTTCTTCGATCTCGTCACGAGAAATATGGTAGGCACCGCCTTTCAGCTCGATATCCGCATAAAAACCGCTGAGCTGCTGCTTTCGGATTTCGTTCTTCGACATACTGAGAACGTGCGTCACACGCTCTGCGCTGAACAGGTCAGTGGCTTCATAAGGCACCACAAGGTCTTGTGGCTCGATAAACTTACTCATGGCCTTGCTGGCTGCGGTGTCAAAGTAAACCTTCTTGAACGCGCTACCAGCAAGCGGCAGATAGAACAAAAGCATATCCAGCTCAGGATCGTATTCTTGCATCACGTTCATGATGTAGTAATTCATGAAGTCCTGAACGCGCTCCGCTTGCGCTTCAACCTCTGCGCTGCGTGCGCCTACGATCTCTGTCTTGACCGGCCCTTTGGCTGGTAACAATTCCTTATAGGCTTGTGCCTGAAATTGTGTAACTGCTTCAGCTAGGATCGGGTGGATGACGCCGGTTGAGCCTTGGAACGGATTGGACCGCGACTCATCAAACTTCATGCCGAGGTATTTCAAGCCATCAGTGAAAGTCTTTTCCCACTCTGAGCGCGACTCGATGTCTGCTTTTATCGAGGCCAACACGTCACTGGACAATGATGACAGCTCGCCCTGGTCCAAACGATCAACCAGGTTTTCGTTGAAGTCACCAACAGGCGCTACACTCGTTGGTGCATCTATTTCGTCATCAACTAGGATTTGCTCTTCGAGCACGAGGATCTGCGCTGCTTCGCGGATTTGGTCTTCTCGACTAGGGTCAGGGATAACCTCGACCTCGTTACCCATAGGTATAATGTCTGGATCGTCTGCGGTTCCCGCTTGCTGCTCTCTTCGCTCGATTGCCATCAGTAATACACCTTTCTGTCACGTCGCATCGGAGTCATCTCTTCGACATAGTCTCCATCAAGGGCAAGGAAACCTCCTTGTCTGAACCGCATCAACGCCATGGTCGCTGAGTCACAATAGTCATCGTTATCGCCGTAAGGAAAACTCGCCATCTCCTCGATGACCTCTTCGGCAAAAATCTCGTCTGGTGCCCACACCATGCCCGACTCAAAAATCGGTGCAACGCTATTCATTCTCGCAATCTTATCTTGACCTCGCGACGGTGTATAGGCAGTCACCGGGATGCCCATCCTGCGTAATTCTTGTGTGAGCGGCGTTCCCGACGCCTTGGCCTCGATCAGAACACAGTCCGGCTCCCAGTAACGATATTCTTCCCAGGCCAGTTTTTTCAGCTCAGGGAAGTCCAATCGCATACGTTTTGCGTCAAGCAGAATAATTTGCTCAACATCCATGTATTCAAATACGGCCCACGTCGTAATTGCAGAGTAGTCAGCGGTTTCCTTCTTGCTGAACGCGGTGTCGTAGGATTGAATGACGTAGCTGTAGGCCGGGACATCTTTTTCCCACTTGTTCCACCATTCCCGCTTGACGATGGAACCCTCTTCCGCTGTCGGGTTTTGCATCCATTGCGCGTTCCACTTGGAAACCGGAAGCGAGGCTTTCACGCTCAAAAGTTCTTCTTTTTTCCAGAACTCTGGCCACAGTGGACTGTCGGACTCTGGCATGATCGCGGGGAACTCAATGACATCCCATTGGTCAGCGTGGTCCTCGCCTTGTTTTTTCAGCACCTTCCCAACGAGATCTTTGGTGGACCATCGAGTCATGACGATTACGATAATCCCGCCCGGCTGTAAACGCTGACGAGGGCCGGACGTGTACCATTCGTAGACGGCGTCCATAGCGGTCGGGCTGAGCGCGTCTTGCTCACTGACCGGGTCGTCGATAATCAGCAGATCGGCACCTCGTCCTGTAATCGCACCGCCGACACCAGCAGCGAAGAACTCGCCTTGCTTGTTACTGGTCCAGCGACCCGCTGACTTGTTATCGGCTTGCAGTTTCAGATCAGGGAACACTTCGCTGTATTGGTCGCTGTCGATAAGGTTTCTAATCTTCCGGCCAAAAGACGTAGCAAGCTCAGCGGTGTGTGTCGTCTGGATAATTTTCAGGTTACCGCGCAGCCCCATCATCCAGGCTGGGAAGTAAGTGGATGCGAACTCAGACTTGGTGTGTCGAGGCGGCAGGCAAACAATCAGGCGTTTGAGCTTGCCCTCGGCAATCTTGTTGAACTTTTCGCCAATGATTTTATGGTGACGGCCCTCAACAAACTCAGGCCATTGGCTTTTTACAAAAGAAATGAAGTCTGCCTGACATTCTTCTTGCTTTTCGAGCTGGTCATATTTTTTGAGTAAGGCCATCGCCTCTGACCGTTCTTGGTCAGAGAGGATGTCAAAATCTTTGAGGGCTAACTCAGACATCTTCCCATGCTTTTCCTTGGAACAACAATGCCTCTGCTTCTCTTCTCCTTACCAGGCCATCCAGAACCTGGCCACCGGCCTTGTTCCAACGCCGCATCTCGTAAGGCACCTCATCAAAATCCCCTTCATTCAGGCGTTTAAGCATGGTGCTTGTGCGAAGATTTGTAGGGCCAAGATTGAAGGTCCAAGCCACAAGGGCATCGAACTCGTTTTGTTTGAGATCTTGCTCCACGAGGTCGTTCACATAGAACTCAAACTCTTCCAAGTCTTTTTTGAGCATATCCTCGGCCTCTTGTGCCGTGCAGGTATCACCATCAGAAACGTTTTTAGTGTGACCATAGCCAATAGTGGGAACATCGGCGGAACATCGATATGCCTCTAACTCGCAACCCTCAAACCTTTTGATCAGGGCCACACCTTCTTCACTTGTCTTCTTCGGCAGCATCTGTAGTCTCCAAATTCTTATAGTAGTCAACAATCGATGAAAGCTGTCGGATATAGCGGATAATATCAGCCATGTTGCTACTAAGATTTTCATAACCCTTCGTTGTCAATCCATAAAATGCGTTGGTTGGCGCTTTGCCCTCCGCTAGATCATCTAGGTATTCTTGCATCGTTTCTGGTGTCAGAACAGTCCAT